CTTGGCTCGATTGTAAATCTGGGCAACGCCCTCAAACTCCCCGTAGTTCATCAGAGCACGCCAAGCAATGGCTTTGTGAAACCGTGCCGGAAGACCAGTCGGGGTATCCGAGTACGTGCTGAACGTCTGCGGAGTCTTAGTGTACTCAAACGACAGATGGTAAAACGTGTCCATCGGAGGCCAGAACTCTACGCGTCCGTCGTTGCTGACCGTAAACGCTTTGGGTTCATCGACACTGGTTGGACGGTCAAACGTGTACCGTTGCCAGTTCTGGTACGGAATGTACTGAAGACGCTTCCACGTAACGGAAGTGTAACTCTGTCCAGATTCATACTGGTAGTCAGTCAAAGCTACCGAATCAACTTTGATCTCCGCAATGTCTGAAACATCGTCCCTGTTCAAACCCCCTGTTTGGGACAAATCATACCGACCCCATCGACGGAAGTAGCAAAACGCGGATGAACTGCTCGTGGTCAACAAATCCCCTGGCTCGAACAGAAATGGGGTGCTGGCCGCGAACGAGTTGATCTTTAGGATACCCTCTGCGTCATCGTCGGCGAGTGCTCCACTTTCAATCGTCAGAGCGCCACTGGACCGAGACGTAAAGACGTTCGCGTTAGCGGTGTTGTGCAGCCGAAAGGTGGCTGCGTCAAAGTCACTTGTCAAATCATTAGTGGAACCTCCCCCGTACACCTCGACAGAGGGTTCCAAACGTACTACAGCACTCTGCTGCATGTACTCCCAATCTCGCCTCTCCGTCTGAATCTCCTCCCACGCCTGAATGACGAAGTTCTTAACCTTGGTGTACATCGGATCAAGTGTGGAAGAAGTGAAGTTACCGCTGGTCAGAGCATTCAAAGAGATGCCCGACTCGCGGATCACTTCGTTGGTGAGGTCGAGATAATTCATGCCCGGACTTCCTCCTTACGGAACAGGCCAGCCTCGAAATACTGCTTCAGCTTCTTGTCAGTGGGCCAAAACTGGAATCGACGGAAGAACTCTCGCTTCTCGTTCAGCTTGCGCTCGCGAATCTCCGTCCAGTATTTGTGACGTTCACTCTTCGGGATGTAGCCCGTTTCGCCTTCCGGACCGTAGTTCTTTTCCATGAACGCTACCACCCATCTAGGGGCGTACTCGATACGTACCCCAACACCGTCTCCTGCTTCAACTGGCATAGGCGTCTGCTTGGATGCGATGTATTCAGCCGTGACAGTGGGGATGTTCACCTCCACGTTGTACGGAATAGCGATCTGGTAGCCATTGTGACACACCATACAGTGGGTGCCCTGTTCGTTGCTGTTCTTCATCACGCGAATACGGGACCAGCCTGCACGAGAATCCTTCTCTGACAGGTCCTGCTTGTCCGTAACGTAGTTGGTAGCACCAGTGGCTTTGCCAACAATCAGGGTGATGATGTCGTCGGCGTTGTACTCAGCGAGCAGTTTGATGCCGTACTCTTGGGAGGCTTTGCGCTTGAGATCAGGCCACTTAAGGGCAGCAAGCTCAGCACGCAGAATGTCAGCGGGGTTGTTAGTGGGATTGGTCATTTGGTGTTACTCCTTCGTCTGGTTTCATTATGTCCAGGGGCATCAGCTTAAAGCCTGTTGCCAACAAAACCCCCACATACCGTTTGGCAGAGGTGGGGGTCAATTACCGCAAGGGTTGATGTTACGGATTACAGCGAGGATTCACCGTTCCAGTCATAAACGATGGTGCCGGCATCCGGGTTGTTCAGATTGATGTACTCGCACTGGAACGTGAGATACGCACCAGCAGTACCCGTCGAGACAGTACCCAGAGTAACCTGAAGGTCATCACCCCCGCTCGTGCTGACAACTGCCAGATCGGTCGCAAACGCAGCCGTGTTGGTGGAAGTACCCGCAGTCTCGTCGTTGCGGAACGTCTTGCCAGCGGTCAACGCAGCCGTACCAAAAGCATACGTAGCGTGGATAGCGTCGTCGCCCTGAGTTGCCAGACCAATCTTGCCAGGGACAGACGAGCCCCAGTCACTGTTCCAAATGCGGAACTTGGTGATGTACACACCTTCCGGAATACGTGCCAGCTTCAGCACGTCACCCGTAAGAGGAGCCACACCAGAGGGCAGCTTCAACTTGCCAACCAGCTGGATCACGGAAGTCTGAGTATCCACACCTCGGGCCTGCGGACCCCGGTAGATATTACTGTAGTAAGTAGCCATTTATCTCTCTCCTAAGTCGTTGGGCAGTGATTACAGCTGGGTCACAGCGCACTTGAAGTTGGCGATCCAGTTGTCATTCAGGATCGTGTTAGCGTGCCAGAACTTCCACGCAATCTCACCGCGCTGACCGAGAGCATCACCCGGAGTCAGCATTTCCGGCTTGCGGCCCTTGACCTGAACCGAGTTCATCCCCTTGAGAGCCACCGTACCGTACGCGTCACTTCCGAAGATCACGAGAGTGTACACGTCCACAGCGCTGTTGGTGTTGCGCATACCGTTCAGCGTAGCGGAACCAGCCCCTGCGTCAGCAGTCAGATGCGGAGTCAAGATGAAACGGACACCGTTCAGCGAGCCCACTTCAAACTCCGACACCGGGCTGTAGCTAGCGTAGTTCTCAACCGGAACGTAGCCATCCATCTCTTCCAGGTCACGCTGAAGGTCGATGTGACCAACCGCGATGTAGCCCGGACGAATCGGTTCGGTGGAGAAATTCGGACCGGCCTTGATCATCTTGGCAACCTTAGTAGCGTGGTTACGATCCAGGTGCTGGATGATAGCGCGGATAGCGTCGGAGTCCACCGGAGTGTTCACATCGGTCGGTGCAGAGCCGTTGGAGTAGAACGTGGTGCCGCCACTCTTCAGGGTGTTCCAGATCAGCAACTCACGAGTCAGAGCCGCCTGCTTGGCTGCCTCCTCGATGGTCGGATTCAGGAAGTTCAAGTCGAGCAAGTCGTTAGCCACGTCGGTGTACGCGTACCGAGCACCATACTGGTACAGGGAAGCGTTGACCGTCTCAAACTCGATGTTCGTGGCCGGGGGCGTCACACCCTCAGTCAGAGTGCTCAGATTCACCGGAAACGGCTTGATTCGACGCCACCGAATGGTATCACCCTTGTTGGCCGGCATGGATTCAGACAGACCGAACTTGTCCAGAACCAACTTTGTATCGGCAGTCTTGAGCAACTTGCTCGTGGCGTAGATGCCAATCGTCTCACCAAGATCACCGTAAGTATTGTACTGCGTAGTCATTGGTTACTTCTCCCTCTTTCGTTTGTCAGTTGTTCGGACTCTTGCCCAGAATGGACATGATCAAGTCCGGATTGTTGTACAAATCATCAAACAGCTGCTTTGGGGTACGTTCAGCTGGCTTGGCTACACCTACGTGAGAGCCGGGAAGGGGGGCTGATGTTTCCAGCTTCTTCTGTCGATTCTCTACCACTTTCGCAGCAGCCGGATTCGTTACTACTGCTGCCGGTTGTGTCGGTGCTTGCTTTGGCTGGCTCTGGGACCCAAACCACAGTTCCATGTCGTTTTGATACAACTGTAGAAGTCGAATGTTGTCAGCAGCGTAGGAGTTGTACAAACCCTTTACAGTTGGAGTTTGGTGTTCCAACCACGCGTTGAACATCTCACTCGTTGCAACTTCCTGCCAGTTAGGTACAGCTTGAGTCAGGATGTTACGTTGCTCACTAATGAAGTGTTCCTGTTGCTGCTGCTCGTACGGCTGGATTGCCTCTTGCGCCTTTACCTGTGCTTCCTGGGCGAGTTTTGCTTCCAGTTTAGCCAGTTTGGTGTTGAGGTACTTCGCCAGTACGGGATCGGCTTCTTGCAGCTGTTTCTCAACTTCATCAATCTCAGTTGTTACCGTAGACGCGGGTTGAGCCGGTTGCGGTTTCTGAGCTTGTTCCACCTGTCCCTTGAGACGATTCAACTCGTTGTGGAGTTTCCGATGCTTCGATGCCAGATTCTGGTGGTGCTGCTGCCAAATTTGTGCTTCTTTGGCTTGCGCCAGCAAAGTCTCTAGCTGAGGCTTCAGGTCTTCCGGAACTTTGTTGAGAAGTTCACCAATGGGGTCAGTGGTCGGTGCAGGTGTCTGAGGACTTTCTTTGTCGGGAGGGGTCGTAGTCGCAACTGCTTCCGGCGTCGGTGTGTCTTCAGGCTTTGCTGCGGGTGTTACTTCCGGTGTCGCACTTTCTTCGGGTTTAGGCACAACCTCGGACGAGGGGGCCGGAGTAGGCGTGGCTGTTAGAGTTGCTGGAGTAAGAGAATCATCTTCCCAAAACTTGTTAAACAGCTGCTCTTGTTCTTCAGGCGTCTTGTATAGCACTTCATTTGGCATAATCAGTCAACTCCCTTGGCTAGAATAGCTAACATTTGGTCAAGCAGGCTACTCGCGTAGCGGATTTCACCACGCAGTTTGGCGGACTCGACGGGATCGTCAGTTCGTGCCAAGTGCGTCAGTCTGTCGTCTTTGTCTAGCGCAATCTGCTCCTTAAGCGCTATCAGTACATCTCTCGCCTTTCTCAAATGCCCTCCCCGGTCTTTTCAGCAAGATTGAGTTCCCGTTCTGTCAGACGCTGTTTGTTGGCGTCCAACTCCAACTTGGCCCCGTCCACGAACTCCTGCGCGGACTGTGCCCGTAGTTTCATTGCAATCTCAGCATCCAGTTTTGCTTTGTCCATTTGAGTACGCGTTGCAAACTGAATGTACTCCTGTTCCTTTTTCAACTGCTCGCCTTGTACCTTGGCTTGGGATTCAATCACACGGGCATCGTTAGCTTCTTGCTTGGCTTGATATTCCATCTGCGCACGTTGCATTCCGTCTTCCCGTTCCCACTGGAGTTTCTGAGATTCCAGTTGCAGCTTCATCTTTTCGATTTCAAGTGCCTGTTTATCGACTTCCAATTTGAGAAGAGCCGGGTCAGGCTGCTGGTTCTGTTGCTGCTGTTGTTCCCATGCTTGTACCTCTTCAGCATTTCGAACCAGTCGGTTACTAGGAAGCTGCATATTTGCCACCAGTGCTCTAGCCGCTTCATCCAGTTTGATGACTTTGTTGAGGTCAGGGTTTTGACTCGCTTGCGCGATGAGCTTTTCAAGGTTGACACTCTCCATGTGCTGACGAAGGTAGGAAGTCGTAGTACGGACATCTACTTCAAAATCTCCCTTGATGTCCTCTTTCGAGTTGTACTGCATGTTCCAGTCGTACATCCACCCAATCACTTTTGAGGTGATATTGTCGTCCCACTGGGCGCTCTTTTCGTGGAGTACGGACGTGGACGCTTTAGCCACAAGCGCAAGTCCCGTAGCACCAGAAGCGAGATTAGGAGCATCCATCCCACCAGCAAGAAGAGGAATAGCAGCTTCCTCATCAGCAAACGCCTTAGCCATCTCCAGGACATTCGTTAGCTCCTGTTGCCGATTGGGCACTTCCGCAAACTGCATAGCTTGAGACGCAGACGTGAATCCCTTGTTGAGCCACACCTTCCAAGGTTCCAAATTCCACGACCCGTCTTTACTGGGCTCGATAGAGGTCTTATCGAGTACGACCTGGGGACCGGAACTGATCTTGGCGTTGTCCACAATCACGTCCCACATACCCTCGGCTACGCGTTGCTGGTCCTCGTTGATCAGGGGCAATCCGAACCCGAAGATGCTGCTCGGGTCCTCTTCCCACGTATCCACTGCGTACGGAACACTACAAGCCGTCTCCAGGTTCGCCAGATCGATTCGGATGATCTTGCCAGCACTCCCCCACACCTCCCCCCAGAAAGACTCTACAGGGTCCTCGTCCATAGGCAGATCGATGCCCATCTTGCACAGGCACGAACGATCAATACGTCCGTGGTATTCCCACACAAGGTATTTGTCCTTAAACAGATCGCTGTTGAGGAACGAATACGGAGGAGCATGAGACGCTGCGATGAAGTCCTTGTTGTCCTCTTGGAGAATCCTCTCGATCTGGTCTGCCTTGTAGCCTTTGTGGCTACGTAGCTTGAGAAGGTCCCGTTTGGACATGGCGTGAATCTCAATGGCATCTTCCGCGTCGTCAATCTTGCGCACAGTCATATCCGGATAGAACATCCACGGATCGACGGACTTGATGCACGGCACGTGTTCGGTCGTCATGCGAGGTACACGAACTACGGACACTCCATCTTCGGCAAGCATAGGTTCCCACACCTTGCGCATACGTCCCACGTTCAGAGGACCTTTGACAACAGCTGTTCCAAGAATCAGACTGTTGTACATGGCAGCTTTGATCTCACGGACGTAATCCGTCTCTTCCAGCTGATCCTCGATCTCGTCTTCCATCAGCTTTACCGCAGTAACTGGGTCCACAGTTCCAAGAGTTTGTGGTACTTTGCTGGGCATCAGGTTCCAGTTCTTTTCACCACCGCCGAACTGACTGGACACCAACTGCGATACTGCCGTCTTTACCTTCGGACGAATGATGTTGACACGCAATTTCTCTTTCTGGGCTTCCTTCTCTGGATCAGCCGGAAACACACGGCGATAGATGCCGTTGCTCAGCTTGCCCATGTACAAGTCTTGGGAGCGTGTCCACTCGTTCTCCTTTTGGGAGCGTTGGGACATACGAAGACGGAGTTTGCCTTCGATCTCCGCTGCCAGGGAGGATTCGGCTTCTTCCTGGTCGTTCTTCATCTTCTCCATAGCTTGCGCCATGGCTTCCATCAAAAGAACTGCATCTTCTGGGGACAACATCTCCGCGTTAGAAATTAAAGGTTCGTCCATGCGAGTATCCCTGTAGGTTGGTGTTTTGCGTGGGAGGAGTACGGGATACTTTATCCCTGGTCATTACAGCGTACCTCCAGCTGTCCATGATGTGATCGTTTTCCTTTTTGATGCGACCGTTCTCGTAGCGGTACACCATCATCTCGGAAAACAGAGGAGTGCACGATTTGAACACTTTCATCTTGCCTGTGCTCAACAACTCCCACATCTGACTGATACCGGCATCCACAGCGTTGTTGGCTGGTACGATGTTCAGTCCCATATTTCGGTACATCACCATCAGTTGCTGTCCGTCTACCTGTGAGCGCTGTCTGGACGCCGGATCAATAGCCCCCATCATCCAGTTCTTGGCAAGGTTCTTGATTCCTTGGGCGTGGATGAGGGGTTCTGCTCGATCACGTTTATAGACACCCGTTACGTACAGTTGACCCGTGTCCGGATTCTCAGCCATAAACGTGCAAGCGGTCCATCCACCAACATCCATGCCGTACCAGCGTTTCCAGTGGGGAGGAACGGGAAAATCTTCCACCTCGATGTCACTACGTGAGAGCGGAAATACCGTGCCTTCACCGATTGTGGGAATACCTTTGGACACAGCGTCACGAAGCGCTGGAGGTGTGCCTTGCAGAATCTCTTGTTTGGACTTTTCGTCCAGATGAGGCACATCGTCCCACGATCCCATGACAACGACACGGGAGGGGTTCTCAAGACCCTCTTCCATCTCGATAAATCGGTCCGAATCGATGAATTTGGACGCTTTAGCCAGCCCAAGAACGAGTGGAGTTAGACCCTTTTTCGGGGTAAATGTGAGGTAAAGTAGCCCGTTTGTGGTCATAGTGCGCAAAAGACATTCACCATACACGTCTTCTGGGCACTCTTCGTCCAGCCAGATACCGTCCATGGCCGTACCGAAGAATGAATCTACACCTCGGTCGTAAGATTTGAATCCAACCTGTGACAATCCACCCGATACGTGCTTGATGTTGGCTAGTTCGATGCCTGCTGGTACGCCTTGCATGGACCACGTACGGTCAATCATCTCGGCTGGAATCATTCCGGTGCCAAAGGCGTTGATCGAACCAAACAGTTCTTTCTGAAGGGTATCTCGTGTGGTAGTTTTGTCTTTACCTGCTACCCAAAACTTGACCGGCTTGTCAAATCGTCGTCCAGTCCACCAGTCGGGGTACAAACCTGTGAGATGACATCCTGTTTCAAAGGCTCCAGCAACTGATTTGCCGAATCGATTTGCACAGAGAAACACGCGCTCCCTGTTCTCCCGCCCCAGATCGAAGAACAACTTGTGACGTGGGTAGCTTTCGATCCCAGCTGGGTGTGTAAACCCGGACGGAGTAGTCATCTTGGACCCTGGAACAAACCACTTCGCTACACCGGAGGTTTCCCTTCGGCGTTCCATCTCAGCTACCAGTTCCTTGAGGCGTTCCAGTTCCACCATCGAACTCATTCAGCGTCACCTTTCAGCAGCTTGTTCTTCAAAAGCTCAATCTCGCGGGTGATGTCCGTATCCGACATCTTGGACGGAACCTTGTTGTCCACCACCAACTCACTCTTATCGTTCCACCCGTAACGGTGTTTCATGTTCCCCAACCAGCCGGAGTAGTTGAACGACTTGTCCTTCAGGTTTACTCGCCCTTCTCGAAGCCACCACGCTTGGGCGTACCCACGACCTGTATCTACCGTTCGTTGAAAGTGTGGATCAGACGCGTACAAGTCCCGGAACCTGGGCATACTGATCTGTAGGGACTGCGCTACCTCGGGATCACTGGCCCCGTTGCTGTATTCGCTGATAACGAGAGATTCCCAATCTTTCGGAAGAGGTTTAGACATACACGTTCTCCGACATAGCTTTGGCTAGACGTTTAGCTCGTTGTCCGACTTGCACTGCCCACTTGGAATCCAGCATCTCAAGGGACGCTTTCGAGAAATCCTCCGCAACAACTGCGGCGATTAGCTTCTTGAAACTCCGCAAACGTGTCTCACCGAGGTTGAATGCCATGTTAGCCAGGACTGCTTTGCGAGGACCTGTCAGGTCGTTGAAGTTGATGAACACCTTCCGAGCGGTGGCAATGGCTTCTTCGATGTCCGAGGTCAGGAACGATTCAGCATCGTGCATTCCAATTAGCTGATTCTGCTCAACACCCCTGGTGTGACCCCACCCAATAGTCCACACTCCCACAGAATCCTTGTAGGAGCGTAGCTTTAACCCTTCATCCACCTTCAGACGTTTACGCAGATGTTCTTTCCACATAGGTTCCTCGTCATCATCATTATCAAGCAATGAAGGATACATTCGTAACAACGATTCCAGGAGCCAATGATAGTTGGTTGCAGTACACTACAAGTCTATCCACCTCTCCAATCGTGGTCCCAGAAGCGGTGTACACTCCTACCGGAAATATGTCATTAGACACTATCGTGTTGACAGCGGTTGACCCACTGTACAGAATAATGCGTAATCCTGCTTTTTCCACCACATTGTCTGATACCGTTATTGAGAACTCATAGTCCTTTCCAGCAGCTACAGGCTCGTCAAAGATGTAGTACATCGATTTATCCAATACGAGCGACGTGGGCACGTACAGAGCCGTTGCTACGTCTCCAGTAAAGTCCCAGTACGGGTCCAAGTCATATACAATCCACCCGTTACCAGCCGATGAAAAGTCTGTGTTACCGATACGCTCGGAGGGAGTGTACGCAGACGCTCCACTACCACTCGGAACTACACCTGGGCGAAACACACCCTTAATGTGTCCTTGAATGTGATCAAAGATGTGTCCGCCCATATGTCAGCCCCCGATCACAGCGTGGAGATCACCCGCTGAGTACACGGAGCAATTCCATCGAATGTCCAAATCCTTACCGGGGACAAACGTGCCGGACGTGGCTGCTGTGAACGTACCATCTGGAACTGTGGTCCACACGTTTGCATCTGGATACGACACCTGAAGGTTGAGCGTAGCGGTAATCGTTTTACCCTCATCCTCATAAATCTGGAACCCAAGAACGTCGTTGTCGTGTTTCTGCCGATACTGGTGCTTACGGTACTTGTACGTAGCGCTGTTTTCGACATCGTTGATGATGCTGTGTACTTCTTTGTTGATTTCGCTCAAGGTCATTTCTCCGAAAAAGTTGTTGTCAAACAACGGGTGCTCGTTAACCGAGCGGTGTTCGTTAGCCGAACTGCGTAATGATGACTAGCCCAGCCCCGCCTAAACCTCCGTTACCTCCGTTGGCACCGTTCCGGGCACCACCTCCCCCTCCACCTCCTCCTCCGGGGAATCCACCAGCGCCTCCGTTACCACCAGCAATAGTTCCTGCGGTATCCCCTGGGGCACCCCCGCCTCCCCCAAAGCCTACACCGCCATACACGCTGCCTGCTGTTCCTGCCTGCCCTGTGGAAGACCCACCGGCAGCGGCTACAGGCGTTCCAAGCACGTTGTTCAGGTTGGTGTTTTGTAGGCCTCCGTTGCCAGCAAATGCCTGTAGGTTGGTGGTAGAAATGCCTCCTCCACCACCTCCACCAGTGGGTGTTCTGTAGGTAGTTACGGAAACCGCTCCCACAGCACCATTGTATCCCTGACCCCCACTGGTGGAAGATATTGGGGTGGTGTAGGACAGTCCGTTGTTTATCACGGCAGCCCCTCTACCCCCAGTGTTTCCCCCAGGCTGGCCTGCTTTTGCTACTAGGTTTGAACCGAACGATGTGTCTGTCGAGGAGGAGCCCGCAGTGCCGTTTGTGCTATTTGTTGTAGACCCTACACCGGCTGCACCTACCGCCCCCACGGTAACGGTCACTGTACTGGGAAGAGTATCGGCGGGAACAACCACCTCTACGTATCCACCTCCACTTCCTCCTCCACCCCCGTAAGATATTATGCTTGCGGCTGTTCTAGCTCCCCCTGCCCCGCTTCCTCCCGGAGCCCATAACTGTATCTGAACCTGCTTTGCCCAGCTTTCCTTTGTCCACGTAGCGGGGCTGTCGGCTACCAAGTACCTGTTGGTTTTTACTCGTTCGTTATCAGCTGCCGATGCCGCTACTGTGATCGTATTCCCTGCGTCATTTACAGTGATCGTTACGTTTGATCCCGCTACGAGGGCTGTGCCGATTACATCACGTACCGTTTCGTTGAAGTCGGAGATGTCACCAGCTGCTGTTCCATGGGGATTACCAGTGATTGCTGTGTGGCGGGCTGTGTTTAGGTACTGAGTGTGGTCGTCGTCTGCAAGACCTGTGAGGGCTCCGTGATCGGATACCCCACCCCCGGAGGTGTTTGTGTCAGTCAGAGAGTTACGCAATCGAGACATACGTCCTCACGGTCATGATTGTCATCATTCGTTGATGACAGCTACAAGGGCTGTGCCTGATACTCGGTTGGTAAAGAGGAACCGGATGTCACAGTTACCACCCGGTTCAAACACCTGAGCACTGTTAGATGTGAAATCCCCACTCGGCTCGTCAATCCAACTGTTAGCTCCTGGAACGGAGGTTTGCAGAGTTACGGTTCCTGACCACGAGCCGTATACATAGATACGTACTGTGTCTCGTGAAGTTGATTGACGGCGGAACTGGTACACGGTGCTCACATCCGATGTGGCAGCCAGAGCATCTGTGAAGGATGTATTAGCTGCCATTGGGATTAGATAACCTCTTCGAGCTTGACAAACGAACCAGCAAGCACAATGGAATCAGACGCGTGAGAAGCGTTCTGAGCGGCTTGGATTTGGAACGTACCGTCCGTGGAGGGCTTGTACGTGCCGGTAGCCAGGAACTCAACAGCGGCAGCGGTGGCACCTGCGGTAATCGATGCGAGAGACGTAGACCCCCCACCAGTGCCGGGACCATGCACTTGGCCCGTTACGAACGAAGCGGTGGGACCAGTGACACCAAATTTAGCACCGCCCGAAGCGTTGCCCGTACAGGTAAGCGAGATGGTGTAGATGTACGTCTTACCTCCAACCACGGGCAGAGAGAATCCCGAGATGTTAGCCAGCGTGGTGTTGGACTGGGTGTGGGTGTAGTTCGAAGCAAGAACGGCAACATTTGATGCCGCTTTGAAAGCAGCCCTCACTTGACGCTTCTGTTTGGCGGACAGGGACGATTTGTTGATGCGGGAATTGATAGGCATGTGCGGATATTCCTTATCAGTGTCTAGGTAACGCCTTAACAGGCTTGGAGTTGATGGTGTACACGTTACGTTGGTGTACGCGGGCGCTTATAGAGATACTTGATGAACAAAGGTGTCAGCTTAGCTGAACTGTTCAAGGACTCCTCAAGGGCTCGTTGAGCGGTGCACACTACAGTTGTCCAGTTACCTTTCGTTACGAGTACATCGGACCACGTAAGTTTGTGAGTAGGGTCTTTAGGTACTCGGAGGAACGTGCCGGGGTGTTGTCTCATCCACAAACGGATCATCACGTAATCACGAGAACGTAGATGGTTGACCCGTGCGTTGCGTCGTCTTTTGCACACCTGGACCCAATACTTGTGGGCTTCTCGGAGTTTGGCTATTGTCTTTCGAACACGTAGGGGCCACATAGATCGACGGACCTTGTTCGGTTTCGTGTCCTTCTTCTCACATCTACCACTCTTCAGTTCCTTCTGGGCGTACCGAACTCCCACACTGGTTAGGTGGTACATGGCGCTGATACGCTCTTTCAGAACTCTGTCTTTGGGGAGCACCACCTTTCGGTGGGTACGGGTACGTCGTGTACCGATAGTCTCGTAGAACATCAGATGAATAAAATCCTCCGGATATGAATAAAAGTTGGATACAATGCCGTGTTTTTTGACACCTAATGAATAAACTCAGATCGGGGAGGTTCACTGATCCGGGTCGAAGATCGCACGCTCCGAGTGAGCCGCCTTTGCGAACGGGCGATCCGGGCCAAATTTTCAAGGGGGTGGTATAGAAGAGGGTGCAGATGTTTGTACGGATACCCCGTCTTGGTGGATAGGGGATATGTTGGTAAGTCATTGAAGTTGTTAGGTATGTGTCGGATTTGTGGGACGGGGGACTAGTGCGTTGGAGGGTCCACTTCGTTCACGGGACCCAGGGTCGGGGTCCAAAGTAGGTACCCCCGGTGTCGGATTCCGGGGACGGGGGCACTAGTGTGAGAGGTGGCATCCCTTCTATGGACTATCCCTTTCCAGGCTATCCCATTTTGGGTTGTAGACTATGTGTGTCATCCCACATG